ATTTCACGTTTGAAACTTTGTGGGCCTAGTTCAGCAACGTCTGCTGATAGTTCGTCGGATGAGCCATAATATTCGCGCCAGTCACTTTCTACAGTGCTACGCCGTTTGTTTTTTCTGCCTTTGAGGGGTGGTTTAGTTCTTTTGAATTGTGCCAGTTTTTTGCCAATGTATTTTCTATTATTAGTTAAATTTGTAATCAAATATACAAAGCCCACAGCACCTTCTGGTAGTTCTTCAACAATTTTGTCATTATAATACCAAGGTTCCATGTGCTTTGTATATATGCAAAATTACATGTTGTTCTTCTTTTCCTGAATCTCAGCGCGGCGAGCCTTGCTAAGTTTACCAATTTCGCCCAGTGCTTTACGAGCGCGAGTTGCTGCGGCTTTAACACCTTTTTCTTCGAATGCTGCATGCTCTTTCAAGTATGCTTCGTATTGTTCTACAATTTGTTCATGTGACATTTTATGTCTCCTATACTAGTTCTACGTCCGTGTCGTAACTAGTAAACCCGTTTTCTTTGATAACTTTGAGGACATTGTTCACACGTCCAATAAGTTCATCTTTGTGGCTTACTAACCAAACACTTTTGTTTCTTTCTCTGCTCATGCGCTTTAGTACACCCATGGCGTTTTCTACACCTGCTGAATCCATTCCGCTGTCTACTAGTTCGTCGATAAACAACAGGTTAATAGGTTGATATAAACTTTCCCAAACATCGCGGAATGCCCAACTAAGACTTAGTATAAGTCTATTACGTTCACCCCTGCTTAGATTGTCAAAGTCCAAATCTCTTCCTAATTCTTGTATTTCTACTGTTAGATCATTCTGGAATACCACTGTATGTGGCAGTCCAACTGCACCTAAGTATCCTTCCAATCTTGTATTTAAGTATGCAAGGTTCTGATCAATAATACGTTTTCTTATGAAACTATCTTTGTTAGTTAGCAGTTTAAGTAAAAACTCTTGATGATTCTGCACACGGGTAAGTTCGTTGATTGTATCCCAAGTAACTTCCTGCACTGCAGTAGTTTCCATGTCTGCTATTTGATCTGTGTAAGGATCACTTTCATCTTGCTTACTTTGTAGTTGTGACTCCAATGTTGATAGGCTTGAACGATGGTTGTGTGCATCAGTGGCGCTATCATAGAAAGTTCGTGGTTTACTCGGGACTGTTTCTTGCTGAGTTTTGAGCTCTGCAATTGCTGTCTGTAGTTCTGTAAGGAAATTATTTGCTTCGTCATGTTCCTTCTCCGCTTTTTCAATCTCTTGTTTGTGACTGTCCAAGTGTGTAATGCTTTGATTACAACTATGACACACACCATCTTGCCAGCCTACTAGAGCCTTGTTTGCTTTTTTAACATCGCGCTCTGCTCTGCCTTCTTGTGCCTGCAGTGCAGCAATGTCTTTTTGTAGTTGAACTTGTGCATTGTTTAGTGTGTTCCAGTCTGCAAGTTCAGTGTGCGCTCTAAGTTCAGCATCAATGTTAACATGACTGAGATCATTGATTGCTGTTTTAAAATTAGCAATGTCCTGATCTTTTTTATCTTGCCACATACGCTGTCTGCGCTTGAGTGCTTCAACTTGTTCTACAATCTTGCCATTAGCATCTTCAACTGCTTTGATACGAAACTCTTCTTCTTGAATCTTGTTCTTAGTTACACGCACCATCTCTTTGAGATTTTCTGCTTTCTCGCTGAGAATAGTAATACCTAGCAATTGTTCAATGATAGCACGTTGATCATTAGTGCGCATGCTTAAAAACGGCTCGCTGTATGTGTTTAGTGCAAGCACATGTTTAAACATATCATGCGACATACCTAACAGTTCTTCAATGGCTTTTTGTGTTTCTCTGCTATCGCCTTGTGCATTGTCGTCTGTTTCTTGTTCGTTGTTGTTGATGTAGAACTTTAGTACATTAGGTTTGCGTCCACGTTCAATACGATATGCTAATCCATCCTTTTCAAATTCAACTGTGACCAACATGTTTTTACTATTGGTCTTGTTGATCAAGTTATCCTTGCGAATGTTTGTAAGTGCGTTACCATACAGTGCATAACTTAGCGCATTGATAATAGTTGTCTTGCCAGTGCCATTTCTACTACCAGCATCTCCTCCGCCTGTGTCTAAGTTTTCGCCTAGCACAAGTGTAAGATCATTGCGGTTAAAGTCAATGGCTTGTGTGGTATTTCCCACGCTCATAAAGTTTTTTACTGTAAGTGTATCTAATTTGAACATGTTTTTATTATACTATAAGTTTCTGTAAATGTCTAACATTAGGTTAGTGTCGTATTGTTGGCTGTCGATCTGTTGCAGTTGACTGGTAACAATAGTGTCCACACTCTCAAAGTTGATCTCACCTGAGATTTGCATGTCCATGTCTTCAACCTTTACTGGGATCAAACTCATTTCTCTGAGTTGATACTCATCCATAAAAGTTTCTTTAATAAAGTTTGCTTCTTCGTAACTGATGTCTACATCTAAGTTTACGCGAGCATAAGTTTTAGGACCTAAATATTTTTCAGGACCTTCTAGCAATTGACTGATCTTTAGCATACGATACTTAGGTTGCTCTGGCCAGGCAATGTATTCTCTAGTGCCATCCCAATCCAGTAACATCATGCCTCTGTCATCATCCCAAGCATCACTGTAGTTGTGAGGAAAAGCGTTGCCTGTGTATACAACGTTTTCCTTTTCTTGTCGTTTGTGAAAATGTCCTGTAAACACAGTGCCGCAACGACCAAAGTCCCCGGCGTTTAATTCGCCGTGATCGGGCATTTGTACCATAGCATTCATGTAAAAGTGCGGAAGTTCAAAGTGTCCTATAACATAGTCAGCAGTAACTTTACGCATTTGTTTGTGTTCTTCACCAACTAGCCAAGGAATAAATGCAACACCATCTACAGTTGTGATGTCATTGTAGAACTGTATATTTTCAAACTTTTTAATAAACGCAATGCTATTATAGTCACGTTTGTCGCGATAGTATTCGTCATGATTGCCTGGTATAAAATGCACAGTATCGAATGTTGTGTTTAACAGTTCCAGTGCTTGTATGCTGTAATTTAGCGTAGCAACATTGATACTTGCACGTTGATGATGCCAATCGCCCATAAAGATGCAAGTCTCTGCGCCCTGTCTCTTTGCTTCGTCACAAAACCATGTTACAAAGTCAAGGCAGTCGCGATTAAACGTTTGGCTATTACTTTTGTTGCCAAAGTGAATATCCGTGAATACGGCGGCCCGTTTGAACAAACTCATTATATAATTATAGTGTATCCATGCAGTTGTTGTCAAGAAGTAGTTTTAGTATCCGGCCATTCTTTTTGCATTTGAATTTCATTTTCGGTTTGCCTAGTATAACTTGGGTTCAATCCAGCATGTTCTAGTATATCGTCTCTGATTGATTGATTCTTCTTTTCCAAGTTAAGTACACGAGTAAAACTGTTTGTGATTGCCGCAGTGTAGTATGCAAATGGATTTTCACTTTTGCTTTCATCAAACTGTAGACCAATCTGTGTAAGTTGCAACAGTGCTTGAGCTCTCATTTCGTCGTTGTATGTGTATCCGCGCCAATTACTGCGAGTACCGTAACGTTCGCACAATTTCATATACATGCGAGCAAGTTTGTTTGTAGTCTTTCCATGACTTTTACTAAAGTTTCCATTTTCTAGTCCACCGTCCCAATGACTCTTACCAACACAAATTAATTCATCTTGGTCGTTGTATCTGTAATGCTGGAATGGCGGAAAGTTACACTGTACATGATGATCTGCTACAGTCTTTGGATTTTTTTTACGTCCTGGGTGCAGAGGAATATGATCATGTGTCATAACACGAAACACTATCTCTGTTTTATGAATTTTTTTCCAATCCATCGCAAAGTCTGCTTGTTTTACTTTTTCTCCGCGCTCTCTTGCTAGTTCGTAGTTTTGTTTTTGTATACGATCTGCTTGATTACGTTTTGCTTGTGCAATAGTTCTAATATTGATTTTATCTACGTTTGGTAAGATGATGTCATATCTATCATCTCCGTCACTAACAAAACTACTGTATGTGTTTTTACTTAGATGTATTTCTTTCAACAAATCGCGATTGTTGAGATAGTTTCTCCGTTTAATCATGTGTTGAGATTCCTTTTATATGCGTATATTATACAGCCTATAAATATACTTATCAAGTAAAAAAACAAGGATTTGATAAATGGCTTTTGATTTAGGTAGCAAATTTAGCAAAAAGATCAGCGGAACTGTTACTGGCGGGCTGGATAAACTACTTCCGGGCAACGACATTGTTAGTAAAACTGCGAAGAGTGTGCTGGGTGCAAGTGGTAACAGACTTTTACAAGCAGGTTTAAAGTTTGCAGGAGTAAACATTCTAGGTGAAGAAGTTTTCAATAATATTTCAACTGCAACTTTTAGAGACAACGACACAAGAGTGAGAATTGGATTAAGTCCTGGAAGCGGTAGTATTTTCTACAAAGACCCTAGCAATCAACTGCTATCTCCTTTATTAGATACAGATGGCATAATGTTCCCTTATACTCCAAATGTAAACATTAACTATAGTGCAAGTTACAGTGCATTGCAACCAACACACAGCAATTATGCACAGCATGCTTATGCCCAAAGCAGTGTTGATTTTATAGGAATAAATGGCATGTTTACTGCTAATACTGCAGACGAAGCACGTTATGTATTAGCAGTGTTACATTTTATGCGCACTGCAACTAAGATGTTTT